CCGCAGCGACGTAGGCTGTGTTGCGACCGTCCTGATCGTACCCGATGTTCTTGTTGCCGACACCAGCTTCGCACGCCTGCGCGGCAAGTTCGGCTTTTCTGCGGTCTTTGAATCGAAGAATTCCGAGCCAGTTTCCGGCGTACCAGCGCGAGAAATTAAGCTCCCGGCCGGTCTGGTTCCCGGCCTGCTGGTTGTGAGCACCAGATTCCCCAAGGCTCGCCTGTCCGATTCTGACACTCATGCCTCGTCTACCTCCGGCAGGCCAGCAACGCTCGTCAGCAGGGACAGGATACCAGCCAGCGCCGACGCGGACGCAACGAGAAGCCAGTTGACCTCTGCGATTGCGACGCTCGTACCGATAGTTGCCACCGCCGTCTGCGCAACGGTCTTGATTGCGCGGATGCCCGCTGCTTTCCACCACTTTTTGTTCATAGTATGTTCTCCTTTCAAATTTGCGCCTTGCGGCGTGTATTACAGAATTTTCCCCAGCACCCAACCGATAACGCCGGTGACCAGTGCGGTCACGACGATCTTGACCAGTGCGTCCCAGTTCTTCCCAGGGCGGGCTGTGAGGTTGTTGACGCTTGTCTGCATGACGTCAATCTTATCGTCGAGCGTCTTCATGTGCTCTGCCATGACGGCGACGGCCTCTGCCAGCTTGGCCACGGCGTCGGTCTTCTTTTCGAGATCCTTGATCCGGCCGGTGTTCCGGTCGACGTTGCCGCGGATCTCCGCGACTGCGATATTCAGACCCTGCAAATCCATACGGTTCTCCTTTATTCGTATTGCCATGCAATGGCTCCATTTACAGCGGGCGTCGTTTCTTCTGCGTTCAAAGACATACCTCTGGCCATCAACGTTGTATAGTTTGTGTCTGCCTCATGCACACCTGTAGCACGGTTGAACATCTTGTACACCGTGTTCACGGCCCTTGGTGTAACGGCTTTGTCGGTATCCGTCCGGGTTACTGCGTCCACCAGATATGTGATGCCTTTGGCCCCTGTTCCGGCACTCGGAAGATCCGCCCATGTGCCGTCGCCTTTCAGATACTTTCCCTGCTGACCCTTTGCGGGGGCAGGAACAAAGCCTGCCGTTCCGGCAGCGGTGCTGGTTGCGCCGGAGAACTCAACCACGTCCGCATTATCTCCCTTCGGCCCCTGCGGGCCGGTTGCGCCTGTGGGGCCTTGCGGGCCGGTTTCACCCTTCGGCCCAGTTGGGCCGGTTTCGCCCTGCGGGCCTTTGAGGTTTACGGGCGCGGGGTTGGCCTTGCCGCCGTCATTTGTCCAACTCAGGACGCCCGCAGCGGAGACGGACGGCGTGAATGTCGTGCCGTCTGCGCCGGGTGCTCCATCCTTGCCGTTCGTGCCAGCTTTTCCCGGTGCGCCGTCCTTGCCGGGGCTTCCGTCTTTGCCGGGAGCGCCGGTCGGGCCTGCCGGGCCTGTCTCGCCTTGAGGGCCTTGTGGGCCTGTCTCGCCCTGCGGCCCCCGCTCACCGGGTTCGCCCTGCGGGCCAGTCGCACCGGTATCGCCCTTATCACCTTTCGCGCCTTGCAGCGGGCCATTGTTGACCCATGTCCCGGACACGCCGTCGTAGATATAAATGTCATACGGTTCCGCCGTGCCGACACCGTAAGCATCGCCCACCGCCGGATCCTGTACGGAAGATTCCAGTGCCGAGGCCGTTGCATAATAGCCCTTGACAACGAAGCCCGCGCCCGTGTCTCCCTTCGGCCCGGTTGGGCCGGTCGGGCCAGCAGGGCCGGTCTCGCCCTGCGGCCCTTTCTCGCCGGTGTCTCCTTTCGGCCCCTGCGCTCCTGTATCGCCTTTTTCGCCCTTCTCGCCGGGGTCTCCCTTCGCGCCGGTTGCTCCGTCCTGCCCTTCCGCGACGACCCCGGTATCCTGCGTTCCGATAAACCAGTGCTTGTTGCTGCCGATATGCGGGGTTACGCCGTCTGCGCCATCTGCCCCGGCTGCACCTGTAGCACCTGCCGGGCCAGCAGGGCCGGGTGGGCCTGCCGGGCCTTTATCGCCCTTTGGGCCTTGTGGGCCGGTGTCGCCCTTATCACCTTTTAACGCATCGACTACCTGCATCGCCGCAGTGTCAGGGGCTACGGCCATGTTCAGCCGCTGTTCAAATACTGCGTCAGCCATAACGACATACCTCCTACAGAAGTTCTTCTACGCCGACGACGGCGATCTCCGTTGCCCGGTCATTGCCGTTCTCGTCTGTGAACGTCATTTGGCAGCGGGCCGGACGGACAGTCAAGCTGTCCGCGTCGGTCTTCGGGATCTCAACGGTAAAGCTTGTCGGAGAGGATACCGTCGGCGTATAGGATTTGGAAAAGCTGCCGCCCTGCACGACCTTGAAGCTAAGCCCTGTACACTGCGTCAGATCGACGCCGCGCATCGTGACATACAGGACGTTTTTGATTTTCTGTACCATGGATACCTCCTATCTGAGCCTGTCCCAGATTTTTTTCTTGGTGCTGTCGCCGTAATCGTACATGCTGATCGCAATGGCGTATTTCTGCTCCTGCGTCAGGTCTGTGCTGTTCAGATAGTCGCAGAACCACGTCCACGCATTTTTGTATCCTGCCGCTTTTCGCTCGTCCTCGCTCAGTCGCTCTTCGTACTCCACGATCGCGTCGATATAGTCTGCCATTTCCGCGCCGGTGCCCTTGACATTATGTGACCATCCCGCTTGATACGACGGAGAAAGTTCACTTTTCGCGGAAGACGTGCTGATGTTTCCTTTTCGCAGCTGTTCAGAGAGGTAAGTATACGTCTTTGTGTTGTCCGTATAGAATCCCATGCGGATTGCGGATTTCTGGTCTTCCGTCCACGTCTGCTTGTCAAGCCATGCGTCGAACTGTGATTCTGCGCTTTTGGTGACTTTTCCGTCTTCGTCTTTTACGTCTTTCATTCCGGCGTGCGCATTCGCTGCCTGCAAAGCCATTGTCGGCGTGACCTTCGCGTTTCTGCCGTACCGGTCATAAGCCTTGATCTCCTTGTCACTCAAAACAGCAAGCGCAACCGCGTCGTTGATCTCTCCGTTCTTGTAAGCCGCAAGATACTCGTCCGCTTTTGTGCCGTTTTTGTTGGCGTCAGAATAACGAGCCTCGATTGCCTTTTCCATGAAATGCTGCGCAAGCTCCTTGCTGCCCTTGCCTGCCAGTTCCTTCTGTGTGTCCGTCAGCTTACCTCCGTACTTGGACGCTTCCAACGCCTCAAAATACGCGTTTGCTTTCTCAGTCGCAGAAGCCACAAGTTCATCGGAAAGGCCGATATAATCTGCGCCCTTATACTGGTTCTCGACACCGGAGAGCTGCTTCTTCGTATCGTCGGAAAGATAATGCTGTGCCTTGACGGCAGCGGAGATCATGGCGTTGTTCCGTTCTGCGCCGGATTTCTCCAAGATCTTCTGCGCGGAAGCTTTCATTTCATACCCGATCCCAAGTTTGTCCTTTGCGCTCTCCGCCGCAACGTCTTTCGCCTGCTTCAAAATCTCCGCTTTCATGCTGTCCGGCATGGACTTGTAATTCTTATCGTTCATCAGCGCGGTCACAGCGGCGGAATACGCGTCGCCGTATGCCTTCTGGTATATGCTGCGCTGCTCGAACGTCAGGCTGACAGATTCGCCGCCGACCTTCACAGAGCGCGGAGCCGTGCGGTCAGGATACAGAGAATTGCCAGTCGCATCGCTGATCTTCTCGATCTCGGAGGAAACTGCATCTGTCTTGTACGTCGTGATATTGCCGGGGTTCACGTTCCGGTTCATGAAGTTGCGGATGCCGCCCTCGTTCTTGACAGGATTTCCCCATACGTCTGTCTTCGCTGGGAGTGTTTCACGCAGGCCGGGGATAGACGCTTTCGCGTTGTCAACAGCCTGCTGCCAGACGTTATCCGAAGAATAGGCGTTCCGCTCCGTGTCGTCAAGGCCCTGCGCAATGCCGCGCAGCGCGTTCGGAATGACACTGGAAAGCTGGTTCGCGGCGTACTTCTGCGCGGCGTCCAGCATTTTTCCGCCGGGCGTGCTTGCATCGCTGTACTGGTAGTTGTTTACAACATCCTGCATCGTGGACATGACCGGCGTATCCAAGACAGACTGCAACGCGCCGGACAGGGAATTTCCGAGCACACGGCCAGCCGTCACGCCCGCTTCACTGCGGATATCATCTGCGATCAGTGCGCCGGTCGTGAGCTGCGCGTTGAGCGGGTCGAGGAACCCGATGGACAGCAGCGTGTCGCCGTTCTGCCATTCAGCGCTTTCACCGCGAAGGTCACGGAGCGCCGCGCTGATATTCAGCTGTGTCCCGTCAAGGCCGTGCGTCTTTCCGAGCGCGTCCTTGTTCTTGTCTTCGTCGTCGCCGGTCACTTTCAGCCATCCGCGAAGCGCGCCAGCCGCAGCAATGGCGATCATGCCGGAGCCGGTCAGCGCGCGGCCTACGCCCTGCACCGCCTTTGCCTGCTGCGCCGCTGTCAAATTTCCCTTCTTCGCGGAATCAAGCATATTGATGAAATCTGCGGCGGAAACGAGCAGACCGGCAGGGGAATACTCGATCGCCCGCGCGCCAAGGTTCGACGGAACCTGCGCGAACGGAAGCACAATATCGCCCGCGCCGATATCGCCGATATGCGCCTTGTTGAGCGCGTTTCGGACGCCGATTGCCGCGTCGGACAGGACGGTCTTATCCTGAAACGTGCGGTAAAGTGCTTCCTGCTTGCCCGCGTCGCGCAGAGAATCATCCTTGATTTTTCCCTTTTCATAGAGCTGGTCAATTCCCTTCTGGACGCTGGCCTCGATACCGCCCTTCTGGAATTCGTCGGTCGCGTTCAGGGCATAGCCCTCATACGCTTCCCAGACAGACATGAGTTTCGAGAACACGCCGCCGGACATTTTAAAGGTGCGGTTTGCGGTGTTCTCATACTTGCCAGCGCCGCCGGACGTATCAACGTCAAGGCCGACCTCCATGCAGGCACGAGCAAGCCCGTCCATGGAGCCTTTGCGCTTTGCCGCCGAGAACCACGACGTATCGCCCGCGACGCTGCGCGTGCCGGTGATCGTGGATACCAGCATATCCAGCGGAACAGAAATATTCCGTGCAACGCTGTCAACCGGGTCGAAAACGTTATTGGAAACAAGGTTCCGCATGACGGTTGAAACCTTGGACAGCATACCCGCACGCCGCACAGTCTTGACCTTCTCGCCTGCGGAAACCGTCCTTGTATCCGCTGCGATGTTGTAGATACTGTCAGCGGCAAACGTCTTGAGAAAGTCGAGGTTTTCCCCGCCGCCGGACTGTGCTTCCGCACGCGCATAGTTCGCAATGCGATTCATGGCCCAGTTGACAATGGGCGAGGTCTTATTGCCGATGAGCGTACCGGTCTTCCGGACTGTGCTTGCGCTTTTGATGATGCCGACCAGATCGTTGACGTTGACCTTCGCATTCTCCTGTCCGGTGCCGACCGCCGCGTCGTACTGCTGCGCAAGCGCGCTGACACGGTTCATAATCTCGGCCTTGTTGGTCTTCTTCGCCGCCCGTTCCAGCGCCGCAGAAGCGTCCGCAACAATGCCGCCGCCCGTCTGCCGGGAATACTTGGCGTAGGCCTGCAATGCCTGACCGGCTGCCGTGCCGTGCGCAGAAACTTCCTTGCGCCAGTTGGAATACTCCGTCCAGTCGCCGGTCTGCTCCGCTGCCCTGCGGTAGTTGTCGAGGATCGTCATGCCCATGTCAACCTCTTCGCCGCTCCAGTTATGCTTCCCGCGCAGTTCGGCCATTTCCCCGGCGTAATCCTGCGCCAGCCGCAGACGGGCGTTGTCAAGGCTCTTCGCCTCGGAAATGGTGTCGTACATGATTGGCGTTCGCTGCGATTCCGGCACGTTCCAGTCGGCTTCCATGCTGCCGATGGTGTTGCTCTGCGTCTGGGACTGCTTCGGAACAGATTCAAACTGACTGCGCATCGCGCCCATGTCATTCTCTTGGCTTTTTCTCGCGCTCTCGGCGTTGTCCATCTCTTCAAGAAGCAAATCCATCACATCAGATTCCTGATTGTATTGACCCGACGCGCCCGGAATAGCAGATTTCGCAGCAATGTACGCTTCGTTTGGCGGTATGGAATAGCTGTGAAATTCGTTTTGATTTGTTAAGGACTGATACCCATGCGTCAGCATATCGTCTAACAGCATCTCAACGCGGAGCGCGTCTGCGTAGTTCTCCGCGCCATCATCCTTAATAATGGCTTCAGCTGCTTTTGCGAGGTTATCCCACGAAATTCCAAAGTTATCCTTTAAGTACGCGATTCCATCCGTTGTGTGTCTTTTTGTACCTGTCCAGCGATAATATCCTCCGTTATCTCCATCCTCTACGGGGGTTGCAATCCGCTCTCCACGAGTTGAATTGTAAATTTCCTCAAGAAGTGACTGCGCGGCGTCCTTCATGTATTTATGGATTTCCGGATTATCATACTGGAACGAATGCTGCCCGCGCTTCATCCTCATTGACATATCTCGATTGTCAATGTGGGTATTAGGGTCAACCTCGTGAATACCGCTTCTCGCGTCGTACTTATACGGTGTCTTGCCGCTATCAATATCGTCCAAGAAGGAGCTAAGTGCCTGAGCATCGGCTTTGCTGAGCAAACTTCCATAGTCAACCAACTGATTAACTGAAAGAGATCCGTTGTTTTTTTCAATCAGTTTTATGAACTCGCTCTTGATTTTCTCAGCACCATCATTTATATTGATTGCGCCGGCTTCCGCCGCGTCAGACCTTACAGGCCCGTTTATCGGCGACACTGTTGTTTGTTCTGGCGCGGCGGGATTTTTGTTTGCCTCTCTGCCTGTTATAACGCCCTCTGCGCCGTGTTCCGGCGCGGGCTGCGTCGTTTGCTGGGTGTTCTGATTCGCGGCCTGTGCGGGGTCTGTGAGCGTTTCGCCGCGCAGCGCGGCCTGAATGGACGCGTCAAGCATTTCGTCCTGTGTCAGCTGTGTGTTCTGCGCCTGATTCTGGCTGCGCGAACCGAGCGCGCGATTCAGCGCAAAGTTCCCCGCGCCGAGGATGCCGCCGACTGCTGCGCCGGTTGCAAATTCCTCGGCTGACTGATACGGATTGAAAACAGCGTCCCGGCCCTGTGCCGTATTGTCGAGTGACAGCCACTCCCGATCTCCGTCATAGACAAGCTTCTGCATGGCGCGGCTGATCGGGTTCTGAATGAGTTCTTCGCCGCCCTCTTCGATCGCGCCCTTGATCAGATTTTTCGCCTTGCTGAGCGCAGAAAGCGTGCCGTCGTTCATCCAGTTGTTGTTTTCCAGACCACCGCCGACTTCGATCGCGGCATTTGCAAGTCCGGCTATCGTAGACGCCAGAATGGCCTGCTCGTCTGTTGCTCCGGCTCCCTTTGCCTCTGCAAAGTTACCGCCGGTTTCCTGCATAAATGAAAGCCAATACGACGGGTCGCTGGAGATCCGCCGCATAACGGTTTCGATGCTGCCTGCAAGGCCGGAGCTGGCCTGCGTCAGCGTTCCTGCGCTCGAAGTGCCGAGCGTCAAAAGCGCAAGCGCAGCCTGCGGCAGCGCTGCAATGACACCGGTTCCGATCGTGTTTACAACGTTGCCTGCTTTCGTGTCGCTCCAGTTTGCTGCGGAGCGTTCGTTCAGCGAATCGGACGTGCTCTGGGTGTACTTTGCCCAATCATGGATCGGCTGCAAAAGGGAACTTGTGAACGCCGAATCTCCTTTTACAAACTTCCCGTCCTTTGTAAACCCGCCGTTTAAATAACTTTCTACTGTTTCGACTGCCGTCGCTGCGGCGTCGGCAAAGTTGGCAATAGAAGCGTTGAACTGACCGAGACCTGCGCCAAGCATGGTGAAAAGCTTTCCGCCGATCCCCTTGTCGGTCTGCGGCTGGGCTGCGCTCTGCCGCTGCGCGATCGCCTGCTGCATGAGGCTGCCCGTCTGAGAAGGGATGCTGAACCGTTCGGAATCCCGCACCGTCGGCAGGCTGCGCCAAGCGTTCTGCTGAAGCTCTCTCCGGGCGGAAGCAAAAAACTGCTGTTCCGCCTCTCTGGTCTGTGCGTCTGCCGCTTCGTTGATCGTGAACCGGTCTGCGTCCGCCACCGTCGGGAGGCTCTGCCACGCATTTTTCCGGGCCTCTTTCTGTGCCTCTTCCTTGCGCGCCTGATACGAACGCCTTACTTCTGCACGGCTCGGCGTGTCGGTGTACTGAACGGAATAGGAATCCCGCGCGTTCTGCCCGCTTGCCGCAGCGGCTTTGATCTCCGGGGCCGTCGCCTTCTTTACAAGCGTCAGTTCGGCGCTGGCGGCGTTGATCTGCGCCCTTGCCGTGTCATACCGTGACTTTGCCTCGGCGTACTTGCTTTCAAGGTCGCCGCTGCTCTTGCCGCGCGCCTTGTTCGCGGAGATCTGCCGGGCAATGTCCGCCATGTCCTTCTGCGCGGAAGCGGCCTTCTTGCGCAGCGTTGCAACGTCCGGGCCGGTAGATGCTGGTGCAGACTTCGCCGCGCTCTTTTTCGTGCCGGAGGTGCTGGAAGCGTATGTACCGGAACCGCCGGAGTACGAACCGCCCGCAGAGCCGGTTCCGGGGCTGGCCGGAGCAGCTGCCTGCTGCGCGTCGCGTTTCGCGGCTTCGCGGTCAATGGTGGCCGTGTAGGTCTTGCCGTCTTTCTTGACAGTGATACTGCCGTCCTCGTTTCGCGTCCATAGCGAACCGTCGGAAGCTTCTGCCATGTCCCCGGCTCTCTGTAACTTTTCTGACAGAGAAACACCTTTGGCTGAACCGATTCTATACTCTGGCTGCATAGCCTGTTGAACCGCCTGATTCAGCTGCTCGTCGCTGATTTTGGCTTTTTCGCCGTCCTGCGTCAGTCCGGCAGTTACCGCGTCCGTCGCCTGCCGCGCCTTTTCAGACGCAAGCACCTGTTCCGTCTGCGCCGGTGTGATTGCGTTCCGCATCGTGTCTTGCCGCAGGGAAGACGACGGTGCAGCCTGATTCGTGCTGTCCAGAACCGGAGTAGAAAAGGGCTGGGACTGTGCAGGCGTGTAGTCAGGCGCAGCAGAAACGGCGGGCGCGGATACGCCCACTCTGCCGGTCATGGTCTGCCCGTTCTTCGTGACGGTAATGCTTCCGTCGGCTTCCTTTTTCCAAAGAGAACCGTCGGAAGCTTCCGCCATATCGCCCGCTTGCAGCCTGTTCGCAAGCTCCTTGCCCTTATCGGAGTTGATAAAATAATCAGCCATATGCCCTTATCCCTTGATATCCGCTTCCATTTCTACGCCGTCTTTCGTGACGTAAACCTTGCCGTTCGGCGATTTCCGCCATACAGAGCCGTCCGAAGCGTAATATTTGTTTCCAACTTGCAGATTTCCGGCGATACCTTTGCCCTTTTCGCTCCCGATCACATACTTGTTAGTCGAATACCCCCTTGCCGTTTTGGCCATACTGGCCGTAGTCTTGCTGACTTTCTGGTAAGGGATACCATAACTCTTGTAGTTCGTCGCAAGGTAATTTTCAACGTTGTCGATGCCGCCTGCTTTGTTGATGATGTTGATGTAATACTCTGCCCACTCGATCTCATCCTGCGTGGCCTGCTTGAACGAACTGCCGCCGGACGAACTCTTGCCGTAATACCCGCCGGAGGATACGATCTGCTGCGCCTTGTCGTACATTTCGTTGAGCTGCTCCGTATTGCCGCCGCTGATACCGAGAAGTTCAGCATACGCAGAAGCGTTGCTTCCGGCGGAACTCATGACAGAGCTGTTGAGGATATTGAACATCTGCAACGCACGGTCTGCGTCGGCCTTTGCCGCGCTTGTAAGACTTTCGTCCACGCGCACAGCCTCTTCGTACAGGGCCTTTGCAAGATTCAGGTCGTTGTCGGCCTGCGCTTTCTGGATCGCGCTCTGGTACTGCTGTCCAAGAAGCTGTCGCTGACGCTCGATCTCGGCGCGCTTCTCCGCCTCAGACTGGCGCAGATTGTTCATGTTCGCTGCAAGCTGGTTCTGCTGGGCAAGCTCCGCCTGTCCGCCCGTGCCAGAGTTCAGGCCGCGCGCGTTCGCGTACTCCTGAAATGCCTGCCGGTTGCGGTCTGCTTCCGCCTGCGCCTGCCGCTGCTGCTCGTAATAGATGCTGCCGAGCTTGCCTTCCTCCGCGCCGAGATCGGAAAGATTCTGGTTGTAGTCGCTTTCCAGCTGGGATTTGTTTGCCGCAAGGCTGGCTTCGTACATCTTGCGGATCATTTCTTCCTGACTGGTCGCAGACGGCGTTTTATAATCTCCGAGCTGGTTCAGATACTTTCTATACCAGTCATAGATGGTGCCGCCTCCGGCAGAAGAACCAGCGCCGACCACTGCGCCAACGTCGGTTCCGGTGCTTGTTTTATTGCCGGGCGTAAATCCAGGGTCAATGTCGCCGCCTGCTCCGCCCTGCGAAACGCCGATACTAGGGTCTAGCGGGTCGCGGTTTACTGCTCCGCCGGTCGGGGGCCGCGTTGTTCCGCCGAATCCCGGCTGCTGCTGACCGCCTGCTGGCGGATTGACCGGCGTAGTGTCTGCCCCGGGCGTTTTGCCCGGGCCAAAAGAGAACTCCGGGTCAAACGTCCTCGGTATGTCTGCTGTGGAAAGATTGCCCTGCACCAGTGAGCCGCCCTGATTCCCGCTGCCCTGATTTGCAGAAGCCTCCGGGGACTGCGTGTTCCCGAACCGCTTGTTTCCATCATAGGCAGTCCAGTTTTCCATGTAGCTTTCCGCAACACCGTTAGAGCTTCCGCCTGCGGGGTTGTCGCTCTGCGTCGGCTGCTGCACGCCTTTTACAACGGCCTGCCCGCCAGGCGGCCGCCATGGAAGGGTGATATCATCCCCGCGAGGTTGACGCAGTTGCAGCCTCCCGCCATTTCCTACCGGTGAATCTAGCGCCGGTTTCTTCCAAATATTACCATCATTGATTCTCATTCAGCACCTCTTATGCTGCCGTGAAATACTGTCCCACAAGTTCATGCGGGAGATACTGCAATGTTATCTTGTCCCCCGCTGCGGAGCCGGTGCGCTCACAGAGATACAGATTGCCGTCTTCCGGGTCTGTGTAATACAGACCGTAGGTGTATTCCATGCCGCGAGAAGCCGGAATTGGGTCGTCGTGCGTGCCTGTATGTTCTGCGTCAACTACAGCCCAAAGTGCAGGCGTGGCGCTGGGCTTCCAATTTTCCTGCGAGGTATGCGCCTGACGGCATTTGTAGAGCTTGCCGCCGTTGCTTCTGCGGTCGCCGACGGCATAAGCAACGGGATATGCCCATGCAGGAAACAGTTCCACCGCCTTTGCCGCGTCTGTATCATTCAGGCTTTCGGCTGCCTTGACGATGTACGGGCGCAGCGCCCGCGCTCTTTCTGTGTAAGTAGCCATATTATTCAGCCTCCCCAAGAAGAATTTTCGCAGCCTGCTCCGCATCGGCGGAGACTTCGCGCAACAACTCCGTTTCCGTTTTCTTGCCCATCTTGCAGGTACACGTCCCATCGCGGTTGTCCGTGATCGGGCCTGCGACGCAGTAATCGGAGTTGTCCCACTCCTGCACAGATTCCCGTGTTTCGCCCGTCGGCTGGCCGCTTTCATCGTATACCTGGATGGTGTCGCGTTCGACGATATACCAATGCAGTCCGTTCACAAACAGCTGCACGGCAGCTGCATACGTCGTTTCTAGCGTGACGGCCTTGCTCTCACGCCCGCCCCAGTCCCGATCAACGAGCTTTCCGTCGATACTTGCCGGGTGTTCTGTCCCATTTGCCTTAAAATAGATCATACATACCTCCGTCATAATGTTTTGAGGGTTACATCCGCCTTGCTCCCATATTCTAAGCTGCTGGATCTGTCTATAACAATATTGCAGTTTCCCATCAACAGATACTCGTAGTTAACCTCGCCCATCGTGCCAGACGCCTTTTCAGCCACAGGGTAGTCGTTTATGAATATTCTTGCAACAGAATTGGAAGACCCTCCTGCTGCTAGCGTAATGGACGTTCCCCTCTCCAGTTCAAACGTCCCTTCGGTTCTTTTTTTCCCCTTTATAAGCACATAGCCCCAGTTATTTGCACTCGCATTTTTTGTCGTCACGGTAACTTGCACTGGGTAGCTTAATTTGATATTGTATGACGTTCCGCCAACCATCGTTCTTCCACCGTAAAGCCTGTAACCAGTTCCATCAATCTTTGCGGTGCCGCTTTTAACCGTGTAGGCCGTGCCGTTAATCAGTGTTCTATGCCCCATACTCGCAAGCCTCATTCATACTGCCACGCGATTTGGCCGTTGACAATCGGCGTGGTTTCTGCCGCAAACAGCGCTTCGCCGCGTGCCATATAGGCCGTGTAGTTCGTGTCCTCCTCCGTGACGGCTGTAGTTCTGCCGAGTTTGTCGTTGATCGTTTTCTCGTCCGGACTGATCTGCTTTGGGAATAAATCAAGCATATGCCGTCCTCCTTACATCAAGATATACGCGCACGGCAGATCGAGCGTCGGGACAGTATCGCAGGAAAAGGTAATTCTTTTCTCGTTTGCGCTGTAGACCTTCACGCCGCACTTTGCCGCCTCCTGCCACTGCGCAAGCGTTGCAGAGGTGTCAAGCCCGACCGCATCGTTGCGCCCCGCGCCGATTTTGATCGCAACGGTCTGCTTGTTCTCCGCCCAGCCCGCAGCCGTCAGAACGAATGTCGCGCCCTGCGATTTTTCCGCCTTGCCCGCGATCTTCTCGATCTCTGCGTCGCGGGCGACGTTCTCTGCGTTGATGGAAGAGATCGCAGCCGTGTTTTCGTTTGTTGCAGTTACGTTCTTCGCGACGACCTTGGACAGGGCCGCAAGGCCCGCCGACGTGCTGCCGCCGGACGAAATGGCGTCCTGCACCTGCTTTGTCAGCTTTTCCATGCCGACCGTGTTGTTCGGGATGGAACCAGCGGAAATGCCCGCAAGCTGCGCCTGCACGTTTTCGATTGCCGCCTGAATGGTGGCGGCATTGACCGCAGCCGTCGGCGTGAACGGCAGATTCGAGGCGATCAGGGCCGGGATAAGGACGGTGTTGATATAAACTTGCAGGGAAAGCCCGCCCTCGTCAAACTTGGCTTTCAGCTGCGCAGCCGAAAGACCGCCGACGTCGTTCGGATAATCGTCCAGCTTCTGAATGATACTGAGATCAGTATCCAGTGTCGGAATGCTCACTTATGCCACCCCCGTTTTGTTGAGCGCCCTTTGAAGTTCCCCGTAGCCGCTGCCGCCGTTGACCGGGATCTCCCCAGGCTGCGGTGTGGCGGGAACAAGGTTCCCATTTGTCGCGCCCTGATTCATTTGCGACATAACCTGATTGCCTTTCAGCTTGTCGATCAGCTCCTGCCGCTTGGAAACATAGCCCTCCGGAATCCGTTCCAGATAGTCTACCAGCTCGATTTTGCCTTGCATGAGCAGATTGTCGAGCGTCTGCACCGTCGTGATCTCAGACCAGTACGCAGAAGCGCCGACGTCAAGCTTCAGCGAAAGCGGGATCTTGTTCAGAATCTCAAAGTCAAACGGCGTATTGAAGTCCTGCTCCGGCAGGGTCATGCCGAGCGGCTGAGAGTTCAGCTGGTCTTTCGTCAGCATCTTTACCTGAACATACCGCGTACCGTAGTACACGCGCATGTGGTCAAGATAAATGCGCCCTAAATCCTCAATGGATTCATACATATTCAGCTTGACCAGTTCCAGCGGCGCATTCGACGCCCGCTGTAAGGCCACGATAGCCGATGTGTTATCCGGGCGCGTATCGCCAAGTGCGGCGTCGGAAGCGCCCATGAAGTTCTGCGTATAATTGATCGCACTGTCGATGAACTGCGATACCTGCGGGCTGATCGTCGCCGGGTCAAGGATCTTCGCGACGTTATTGACGTCGCCGCCGTTAATGCCGATGGCCGCGCCGACGCGGCTGTCCCAGCGCGGGCCAACGCGTGTTTTGTCGTAGACGATCTTCGGGAACGCCGTTGTCATAAGGGACAGCATAGACATTGCAAACAGCTTATTGACGAAGATCTGATTCGGGATCAGCTCTGCGATCAGCGCCTGTCCGTGGTAGCAGTCCTGCACATAGTCCCACGGCATCCATGTAATCGGGTAAAGCTTCAGTTCCGTGTCCTTTTCCGGCTCTACCTCTACGTCCTTCGTACACTGATAGCTGTGGATCGTCCCAGTGTCTTCGTCCTTCCAGAGATAGACAATGAGGGTGCAAAGCTTGTCCTGCAGTGTGTCCATCTGATTGTTGAAGTCTTCGGTATCAGGCCGTATCCGGTCGAGATCGTCCTTTTTGGCCCCGTTGCGTTTGGCCATGCGGCGTACTTCTTCCACCATCAGGCGGCGCGGGATGATGATATACGGCTGCGTCTGCACGCGCCGGTCGTTCGGATTGCCGAACAGAACGCGCGTATTCTCGATGATCTCCGTGACGATATCGCCTTTGGCCTCCTGCCCGGTTTCGATATCCGGGTCGAAGTATGTATACGTCGCACCGTCGCCGTCTACCGCCGCATTGCGCATAAACTGGCGCGTCAGCGTGACGACCTTGTTCCGCTCAAAAATAGCCGCAAACTGCTTATTTATAGCGTCGGCGTCCTTCTCAAGATCGCCGAGCGAATACATGCTGGTAGAGCCGAGCGGCGAAGCCTGTATGGAGAGGTTGTCGCTCGAGATCGTCGCGATCTGAAACAGCGCTACGCGCTTGAGAAAGTTGAAAACCGGCGTTGGCAGGCCGTTGGACTCCACGCCCTCCCACTGCTTGCCGATAAAGAAGTTTTCGTTCTTCTGTACCGTGTCGTACAAATTCAGCTGCGTGTTGACCTGTACGCCTTTGTCATATCTGCGATACGCCTTGTCAGGCGTCATTTTCTCTTTCATCGCTTGTCACCCTGCGGCCTGCCGTCATACCCGAAGATATTATTCATGCCGTCCATCATTTTTTGCATTTGCTCCTGCATACGGCGCTCTTCTTCGGCGAGCGCCGAGTCCGTCGCTCCCAACGTTGGCTCCGTTTCCTCCGGCTCCCTTGGCTTCTGCGGCGCATTATCGCGCCGCACGATCAAATAGCCGAGCACGCAGATGCCGATCTGACAGGCCAGAATCAAAAGCTGCAAAATCAATCCAAGAATCATTTCCATGGGTTCCCTCCTATTTCACATTTCCGGTGTAGCGCACCTTCTGGTCAATGCCGAGAACGGTCACGTCGCCGAAAGTCGAACCGCTTGTAATGACGATTTTGTAATAAACAAATTTCTTTACTTTCAGCTTGATTCGCTCGATCTGCGGCGCGCGGTTCGTCAGGAACGACCAGTGAATGAAATTCACATGATCGAAGCCGGACAGGTTCGAGGAAACCTCTTTCTCCGCGTAATCGCTCTTCTTGTCGGAGCGAGCTGAGATCAGGATCCGCGCATTCGTTGCGGGCTTCATCGATACCCAGATAATAGAGCTGGTCTTCCGCTTGAAATCCGCATTGAAGGACATATTCCCGGATTCGTACCGGGATTGGATCGGTGCTTCGTCGTCAGCTGTGTGTATATGGTCGAAATCGACCAGCCGCCCGTCAGAGAAGCCAAGATACATTGCCATCCCGTCCGCGCAGCCGCACACCGCCGGAAGCCCGGTAAACATATACCATGTGTTGTTTTCGTAATTGTTGACCAGCACAGTTCCTTCTGCGTCGTTCAGGAACACAAAATACTCATGCGTCATATTGTTGTCGAACGTGAAGATCTTCGTCACGTCGGCTTGATTCATGGTCTGCTGGACGCGGGCGGAAACGTTCTTGGCATTGCGTTCGTCCGCATAAAGCGTGGTCGCAAGCCGCCACTCGAAAATGTTACCCGCGCAGACCGAGCGCGGATAGTTGTTGACCAGCTGCACCTGCCCGGGCGCTTCGTTGCCGATCTCCCTATGAATCGGGACAGTGTAGAAGCCCGCCGTCGTGCTGCCGTCCTCCAGCGTGATTGCTGAATAGCTGGTCGCATAGACCGCCTCCGGCTTGAAGACGAGCAGCTTTGAGTAGTGCCGGGACATTGCCGTAATCGGCGTGTTGGCTGTTCCGATCTGCATTTCGTACAGATCCGGAAAATACTCCGCGCTGGCCTCGCCGTCTTCCGTCACGCCGCAGTAATACGCTTTGTTGCTGCCGTCGCCGTACAGGAACACGCGCGTGTCGGAAGAGCCGTTGAAAAACTCGCTGAACCGCATTTTTTCGATCTTCACGCGCAGCGTATTCGCTACGTTGTAGAAGATTTCGACGTTGTTGCTGCCCTGCGCCGGAGCAGCGGAAAACGTTACCGTTCCAGCGGCCTTGTCGACCGTGAAGCCCGTCGTCACTTCCGTTTTCTCCACGAACACGAAATCAATGCTCGTGACGTTCTTCTCCGGCAGCTGATAGACAGTGTCCGTCCCATCCGCAGAGAACCGGACGCGGCGCTTTCCTGTCAGCATATTGACCGGTTCCAGCGTCGTGCCGCCCCCGCCCGGCGCGGAGGCGGTCACAACGACCGGCACATACCCGTGTACGGTGTCGACGTATCCGATCCCGTCCCATACCAGATACTCCGATCCGTTCAGGATATAGAGCTTATCCCCGAAGCCGAAAAACGTTGTCGGCGCGTCAAGAATGTCGCCGATGTTCTCCGCTCCGTTTTCTGTAATATTCCAAACTGCGCCGTCAGCCGCGCAGACGGTCACTTCGCCGCCCGCAACATAGCCATGCCACAAGCCGCGCACAGGGCCGGTAAAGGCGTGCAGGGTTTTATAACCCGGCCTGACGCGCAGATGATATTCACTTGTAATTTCAAAGTTCTTCAGAACCGACGCCTCGCCCAATTTCAGCTGCGTATCGCCGTCATTGGATTCGTTCAGCCCCAAGAACTTTTTGATCGTAAAGATCTTGCTGTCGTCTTTGGTTGGTATTGTCGCCATGCTATAACCCTCAAAAGAATAGGGCGTACATTGCTGTACGCCCTATTATGGTGCTTACGCGTCAACCGCTTCAGCCATATCAGACCAGAACATACCGGACTTAAATGCCGCTGCGCGGATCGTATCGCCTGCCGCAGAAGTCGGCTTGGTCGAGGAATCATACTCGATCGCAGTCTTGGAGAAACGCGGGTCGGAGCCGTCCAGCGTGTACTTGATCGTTTCGCCGGTGCCAGCCGTCAGCGTGACGGTATGGCCGGAAACCGCGATCGTCGGCTTCGTGCAGACCTTGCCAGCCGCGCAGGCAACATAGATGCCGTTTGCCATCGTCGGCATAACGAACGCATCGTACAGGAACCGGCCCTCCACAAGCGCACCGCTATAGCCCTGCGGGTCGGTGTGCATTTTGTACTCGTGCAGCTTCACAGGGGAAATCGCGGCGTTCTTGAACACCAGCATGAAGTACACGTTGGCAGGCATTCTTGCGATCTTCTTGACGGGAACGCCGTCAAATTCGCCGACAATGCCCTTGCCGAGCGCCTTTGCTGCCAGCGGCTCAATGTTGTTCCACTCGGACGCAAGCTTGATGAACTTGTAATACTTTGGATTGATGTAGAACGTGCGGCCCTCTGCCGGAACGTTGTGCTCGTCCAGCGCGACGTTCGCGTCGAGCATATTTTCTACAATCGTGGTCTTGGACGGTTCCGCCGACAGCGCAACGTGCAGGCCTGCCTTTTCCGCCCATCTGTCCATGCGGTAATTGTCGATCTCCGGGGTCACGACCTCGCGCATCTCACGGCGCAGGCACGTACCTGCTTTCTTGATGCCCATCTGCTCCTTCATGTCGCCCTTGTCAATGACAAAGGAGAACGAGCGATCCTTCTCCATCGGGAGCTCGTATTCCACGTCGGTCAGATCCTTCGGAACACCGTACCGGTTGCCGTTGCCTCTGCGGTTGTAGTCAACGAGCGGCACAGTGCCTACCTCGTGGAATCGGACAGACTTTACGCCGATAAATTCGCCGTCAAACTTCTTGCTGAACGAACCCTGCGTGTAGCTGTCCTGAAAAAATCTTTCCAGTACCTGACTGGAATACTTGTCTGCAAGATTGATAACTCCTGCCATATAGACCTCCTATTAGTCGTCGCTAAGGAAGCCCTCCAGGAACGGGTCTTTGCCGGTTTCCTGCTTCGTAGATTGCAGGCTTCCCAGCGATTTTTGTTTATTGCTTTCGTTTTTGGCGCGGATCGCCAGCTTTTCGTTGGCCTCCTTGAGCTGCCGCTCAAGCTCCCGCCGCTGATAATCGCCGTAGGCGTCTACCAGCAATTCCCCCTTGCCGACAGCCGACCAGACCTCCTGCGGGATGGTCTTGGGGTCGACGTCCTTAAACTTCTCCTGAAATCGGCGGATATCCTCGCGCTGCCGCGCTTCCGTTTCGCTTTTGCGCGTTTTCTCCGCTGTGGTTTCCTGCAGCCGACGTTCTGCGTCCTCACGCAGGATCCGTTCGTGCGCGACCTCCGGGCTAAGCCCCTGAGAAACGAGCATATTTGTGCGGATAACGTTCAGAAGATCCGGAATGTCCTTTCCGGCTGCTTCCGCCGCCGCTTTCAGCGCCTCAAAAACGGGTGCATTTTCGTCGCGGTACTTGGAAAGTTCCGCATTTTCTTGCTGTAATCGGTCGCGCTGCTCCGTTACATGGTCGTAATTCAGGCCCTTCTGCGCCAGTTCTATGACCTGCTGCCGCGGATACTGCTTCGTTTCCTTGTTGTACTTGAGGTCGAACATCGGTTCCTCGGCGCCGTCCTGCTCGTCAGCATCTGCGCCGTCTTCGCCCTGCGCGTCCTCAGCATCTTCGGGTTCCTGCTCCTGCGAGGCCTCTTCCTGCTCCTCCGGCTCGGTCTGGTTGCCGTCGCCGTCGGCTTCTGGCGTATCCTCGAATTCGCTCAGATCCACGTCGTAGTTGTCGTCGTCAACAACAACTTCGGTTTCGTTCTCGTTCATGGTGTCCTCCTGTATTTGGCTATGGTTGGCCAATTTAACGGCTATGGTAGGCCGTCAGTTTACGCATTTAACAGGACAATCCGCCGTAATACGGCGTAATGTCCTCCCACCTCGCGGCTTTCTTTGCGGCAAGATCCCGGATCAGTTCGGAATACTTGGCATTGAAAAACGCCGCCATAGAATCATTTTCGCCCAGCAGCAAATGTGCCGCGAGGCCGTAGGGCATAATGCCCTGTGCAAGCACGTCGTCCAGATCGATCACGTCTGTAAACGCCTTGATCTCCGTGCAGACATCGCGCGTCCCGTCCTCCCGTGCCTCGTAGGTATCGGAATACGGGAACAGTTCGTGCCGCAGGATGTTGAGGATCGACAGCGTGCGCAGCTTGTATTCAGAAGTATCAGCCGTTGAGGTTTCGCCGGTCGTTTCGTTCTGCTCGTCCATCAGATGGATCGCGCGGGCAAATACCCATGCCGCCGTTGTCGTATTCATACCTAAACCCCTTTATGTACTCAGTAGCCGATATAAGAAGCGCTCGGCGCGCCTCCGGTCATGTACTCGTCGTAGTCGTCCAGCCGGTCTTCCTCATAATCGTCGATTTCGACCGGTTTTTCCGGTTTCAGCGTCCGCATCACGCAGAAATAGCGCAGCGCGTCTACATCGTGTGTCAGCTCGTGCGGCTGCTTGGCGCAGTCGTTCGGATTCTTTTCGTCGTGCTGGATCGCCTGCAAATCGTCGATCAAACTCTTGCAGCTTTCGCAGATCATCAGGCCCGGCTTCCCGTCCGGCAGAGGCTTGAGCATTTCCTTCACAGCCATAAAGCCCTGCACGCGGTTGTTCGCAGCTTTCAGAACCGGCAGGCCGCATTCGCCGAAGATCTGCGCCATTGTCTTGCCGGTATCCTTCTGTGTTGACCACATATCCGGCGGGGCGATCGTATACTCGATGCGCTCCCGCGCAGGTGTCAGAGAAATCGCCGCGCTTGCGGCTTCGGAAACGATCAGCCGCGTTTCGTTGTACTGCCGGTATACATAGCAGCGCCCGGTAAAATCGACCGCCACCCACAGGCAGGCAAACATATCGAGGCCGTAGTCGAACGCCCGGTATTTCGCCCAGCGTGGGTCAATCGGGAAATCCTCCGGGAAGGTATGCACCCCGCGCCGGAACTCCGGGAAGAACCCGCCGGACAACGCGTCCCAATCGCCGAAGCGGTGCGCCCTGCGCACGTCCTCTGGCAGAAGGTCAAGCGCGTTGACGTAATCGGGCGAACCTTCCAGCAGGTCAACGTTGTCTTCGACCGTCGCTTTGATAAACAGATAATCGTCCGGGTTCTCGTTCGGCAGAAAGTCACGCTTGACAAACAGACGCTTGACCCACTGATGCCCGATACCGCCGGGGTTGCACGTCAGATACATCCGCTTTGGAAACGGCGTCGCGCCTCGGCAGCAGGCCGCGATACCGCGGAACTCCTGCTCGGTGAACTGCGTCGCTTCTTCGATGAAGACCCAGTCGTATTCCTGACCTTGATACTTACCGGCGACAGCAGAGCCGAAACCGTCCATGTTGCCGAACTTGATCGTCGAGCCGTTTTTGAAAGACAGAAGGTGCTTCTGCACGTTGTACACGGCAACGCTCTCCGGAACCAGCTTGACAATCGGATCGATCACGCTGTTCTCAAGGTCTTCGTACCGCCGTCTGAGGATCAAAATTTTCAGTCCCGGATAGTACAGGCAAGCGCCGACCGGTTTTCTCTGCGTACACCAACTTTTCCCGCCGCCTCGCGCACCGCCGTAACAGGTGTACTTCACCGTCGAGGCAAAGAACTGCCGCTGCGGTTCGCTGTTCGGCTTGCCGAGGTCGATCTTTACCGTCTCGCCCGGCGCTGTTCGCTTGTACGATTGCTTGCCCATGCAGTACCTCTGTGCTGTGCTCGTCTTGCCTGCCGGGTGTTCCTGGCACCCGACAGAACAAGAGGAAAGGAAGTAAAGAAGGAGGATTGCCCGCTTGCTTAAGGCAGGCAAGACCAACACAACACGGCTTTTTTGTTTGATTTTTGAAATTTTCACGGGCGGGATCCCGGAAGGGTGGTGCCCGTTTTGTTGCTGCCCCGCTTTGGGGGATGGAAGACGCGTGGGTTCAATCATATATATACATAGGATTGAAGCTGGCCGCCCCTTTTCCGCCACCCCTCCCTATGCCCTCTTCCTTGCTTGGGGCTGTACGCACTCGCGCACGGACGAGGCAGGGCAGGCGCGGGGGCCTTAATGGCCTGCGGCCCAGGGCTACAGATGCACACACGCGCAGCACGCAGGCGCGCAGGCATTATGCAGCGTTATACACTGCGGAAAGTATGTATATTATGCGGAGTATGCACAGAAATTTGTATATTGTTATGACTTCCAGTTAATTCTCCGTGTTTTCAGAACTTATTGAGAATTATGAACGCAACAAAATAGATATTTGGTGGCGTTCACTTGAAAGCGTCCATGTCTCCGGCCTTATTGCCAAAGGTAACATTGACCTGCACGGCGTTCCCGTTGAAGTCCTTCTGACCTCCGAATTTATCCATCAGAATACCAAGAACCGTTGCAGCCTGGAGCGCATTGCTCTTTTGCAGTTTATCCGGTAGATCATCCAATACAACATCAATGGCAGTCTGCACCTTGTCAAGGCGGCTGTCTGCGAACTCTTTCATGCGCTCTTCGGCGGTCTTTTTTACCGCTTCAGCGACATCCATATTGTTGTTAATGAGCTTCCGCGCCGTTTCCCAAGTCACGCCGCCTGCTTTTGCAGCATCTGTGATCGTTCCGCTGTTGGCATACTCGGCAATGACGGCGGCTTTCTGCTCAATATTGATCCGCTTTCCCCGCTCGCCCTTCGCCACGCTGCCACCTCCAAGAGCGTTGAAATTGCGCTTGCGCGTCGCGCTGACGCTTGCAAGCTCGCTTGCAGCGCTGCGCTGCTAGCGCAAGCATAACATCGATTTTGATTCATGGTAAAGAATTTGACCACAGCGCAAAACGCCTGGAAGCCTTGCGGCGCAATGGTTTGAGGCCGTTTGAAAATGGGTAAATAAAGCTATTGACACGGGGTAAAGAAAATTTTTTTAAAAAACCTCTTTACTAGGTATACCTATTGTGCTATGATGAAGCCACAAAAACAAAGAAGCCGCCCCGGTGCTGGAACACCGAAGCGGCAAGCCCAAACAAAAACCAGTCACGATTTAAGAAAGGACGTATTCATTATGACACAGTATTTCGCAGATTGCAAGACCCTTGACGAACTCCGCATTGCTTACCGCAAGCTGGCCGCGATCCATCATCCGGACGTTGGCGGCGACGTCGCCACGATGCAGGCCATCAACGCCGAGCACGACCGCGTGTTTGAGGCTCTGAAAGCCGCGCACAACGCAAGCGCGGACGAGTACCACCAGACCACCGAAACCCCGGAAGAGTTCCGCCGCGTCGTTGTCGAGCTTCTGAAGCTCTCCGGCCTCAACATTGAGATCTGCGGTTCTTGGCTCTGGATCGGCGGCAACACCCGCGAACACAAGGAAGCATTAAAGGCCCTCGGCTGCAAGTGGAGCAAGAACAAGATGCTTTGGAGCTGGCACCACGAGGAAGCAGGCCGGAAGTGGCGGCGCGGTAACTATTCGATGGGCGATATCCGCCGGAAGTACGGCTCTTACAACGTCCAGAAGACTGAAACAGCGGTGGCGGTTTAACCCGCCCCGCATCAGATGAGAGGTGTGGACATGGAATACAGAAGCGGATTTTATGAAGAGCGCCGCAGCCTGTTCTTAAAGCAGCCGGACGCGATCAACACCATCAGCGATTGCAAGTACTGGGGCGCGTATGCGTCCCGGTACATTGCAGAGGCGCAAGAGACCATCAGGCAGATGCAGGAATACCAGGCGCAGCTTTATGCGCGTGTGCAGCTTTTGAGCGTCGCGCCGTGGCATTACGAATTGAGGCTGACGCGCCGCCGCAGCTACACCGAAAACCGCGTATATTACGATTTGACGTTGACGAAGGTTTTTGAAGATGCTACAATCAAGCCGGAAGAAGTACAGCGCACCACCTACCCCGGCGCGGAGCGATACGCCGCTTTTGCAGCTTATGAAGCAGAGCGGAAAGCCCACCCCGGCATTATTTCCGTCAAGGACATTGCAAAATCCGCGTGGGAGCGCTGACAGGAGGAAACACCATGCTAGAAGGACAGAAACCGAAGAGGAAGACCAGCAATGAAGTATACAACCGTTACCATGCGAAAACATACCGCCGCTACAACCTAATGCTGCGCTATGACACTGATTCGGACTTGATCGATCTTATTGACAGATACATGGTCAACGGACACAGCAGCCCGACGCAAGCCATCAAGGCCATCATGCGCGGAGAATAAACGAAAGCGCCCAGCCAATTAAGGCCGGGCGCTTCGCTTATTATCCCAGTTGTCAAGCAGCAGCTGCACCGCATCCACAAACTCTTTGGAGATTTCGCCTTTGCCTGACAGGTATTTGTAACACGTCTTGCCGGAGTACGGTATGTACTCCGGCAGTTGATTGATCCTGATATTGCGTCGGTGCAGCTCCGCCCTCAGTCGTTGCCGCGTCCGCTCGCGTCCCCGCATTGCTTCGCCTCCTTACCCCAATTGTTGATTGTAGCAAACAAATCCGAAAAAAAGCCATATTCCCGCCCAGCTTCTCCCTCTTCCCCGCATGGATCCGGCCCCGGCCCGTTGATATCGTCCACGCAGATATAACGGCTCTTGTCCTTGTAGTAGTTGCAACCGTCAAGTTGGAAACTGGATGCGTCTTGGCACTCATGCTTGCTCCATAGATCGCAAACCTCTTTGTGCATACACAAATTACAATCATAGATTTTGCTCACTTCTTCGCCTCCTTTGTAACACCAGGCCCAAGATCTCCTTCTTCCCCGCGCGGGTCTGGCCCTGGCCCGACCCAATCGAAGTGAATATCCTTCGCTATTGGATTGTTTAATGCGCTTTGCACCATCTTATCCCACTGCTCACCCGCTGCTTCATTCAGTTCCTTCGCGTAAGCATAAAATTTATCGATATCATCTTTGTACGCTGCACACAAAAACGCAGCATTAGTTATAACGTGCCACATTGACGGCAGGCCGCTCTCATCGTCGATCGCCAACGGATTATCCCAGATATGCAGAACGTGGCGCAGAAGGGCGTCCAGCCACTTCTCACGCGGTACCTTGCTCCAGTCCTCCGCGTCGGCGTATTTTGCCTTTTCAAACTCCCGCACCTGCATGATCGCCTCGATGCCCTCTACCGGCACGAGCGACGGGCGCGGCTCCCCATCGTCGTACTTTGCGCCGTACTTTGCTCCCTTGATTTTGTCCATCAGTAATGTTGCCTCCCTTCACGTCTTGCACGGTTTGCGTCCCGCAGCGTCCGCATACAGCCCCGCGTGGACGCGCACCGCGTCATGTCTTTTAGGCGCTCCTTCTTGTATCTGTCCGCCTCCCGGCGGAATGCTATGTATCGGGTGCAGTCCGTGTGACAGCCGGTGTGCCTGTCCGCACAGCCTTTGCACGGAGCCTGCACCGGTGTAAGCCCTAGATTTCCCTGCATTCGTCCACCCTCACACATACGCGCTTGCCGTTTACCGCAACGACGTAGCCCGTTCGGTTTGTCCTGTATTTGTATTTCTCGGCAGGATACACCCGCCCGCAGACAGGCCGCATTTCCGGATATACCGGGATCGAGCATGTAATCAGGATCCGCACGCGCTCCGCCCGGCCCATCACAGCGTCCCTATGTGCCGTCCATGCGCACGCCTCGCTGCAAAAATTGTATTTTGCCTTGTATTTTGATGGGACGCGCAGAAACGTTTTCCCGCAGGCATCGCACGTCAGCCGCATCGGCGGTCTTGGAGGCTTGCGCTTCACTTTGCTCATGGCCTCCACCCGGAAATCCATTTTGCCTTCTCCCAGTCCGTCAGCGTGCAAAACTTGATATAATCCGGCAGATCCGAATTGAGAATCGCTTCTCTTATCAAAAGCGAAACAAACACGGCAGCCGCAAATAAAAGCAGCATTTCAACGAATTTTTTCACTTACAACTTTACCCCCTTGATGTACTTATCAAAATACGTCACGGCTACCGCCATCGCCGCCCACATATCCGCCGAGAAGCCGTAGAAGAAGCCGGGGTCTTTCTTCGTGCCCTTTCCGAAATTCGGCTGGCCGGGCGCGTAGCGGTCAACGAGGGCCTGCCGGATGTTTGCATCTTTGGCAGATAGTGAGCCGCACAGATCCAGCTTTTCTTCCCGGCGGAATATCCGCATCGGCCCATATCCAGTCTGCCATAATATCGTTTGCCAAAAACGGCCAATCCAGACGCAGGTATCGAAAACCTCTTGGCCTACCGTCATGCCCATGCCCGCGATCATCTCGATTGCCACGTCGTAGCCGTTCCCGTAAAGCTTCTGCGCGATCAGCGGCAGCAGCACATTGTTCTCGATCTTCCCGGCCTCCAGCACGCGGCGAATTTCTTCGCCGTCGTGCTCAACCACCACATAGCCAGATTTGATATTGCCGGGGTCAATCGCCAGAATTGTGCCCATCAGGCCACCTCCTTTGTTCAAAGTCTTCGCATTCCTCTCCGGAAAAGAACCTCCGTTCCAGTTCTTCCTCGGAGAACCGTTCGGCCTTGTGCTTCAAGCACCGGTACGGATAAACGTAGTTATTTCTGTATTCCAGATTCTTGCAAGTCAGGCAGCAATCCTGCATCAGCTTCCCTCCTTTCGCGCTACCGCGCGCAAAACGCAAACCTTTCATACTATCCGCTTCGCGCAATACGGGCAAAACTTATATTCTGCCGCTTCGCAGCAATCCATAAGTTCACCGCAGGCGGTGCAGCATCCGTCAATGATCTGCGTGGTTTCCGCTTCCAATGCAAGATACGCAATGGCAAGCAGTCGGCTATGGTGGCGTAGCGTATGCTCGTCTATGTGCTCTGCGGCCTGCTCGATCGATGCGATTGCTTCTTTCCTGAGATCCGCGCCCTCGCCCAAGTCGTCTGCGTAGTGTTTGAAAATCTCTTTCAGATTCATCATGCGCCGTTCCCTCCGTCCATCCGCGCGCCGCAATTAGGGCAGTATTTGTAATTCAGCAAGCTCACGTCATCGTCCGTCTCAAAGCACCACTCTTCGCTGCAAAGGGAGCACTGAATTGTTGTGAGGCTATTCCAGTCATCATCTGCTCGCAGCCACTGCCCATGCACCACCTCCGCAACGTCAGCGGCGGGCTGACGAAGCAGGAGCGTTTTCACCCGCTGAGGCGTCCAGTTCGGATTTTCCGCGTTGCAGGTTTCAAAATCTTCCAGCGCCTCGGTTCTGCTGATAAATTCTTCAGTCATCATGCAATCTCCTCATTTTTGCTCCGCAATCCTCACAGTAAGATGCACGGTAGTCATCCCATTCGTGTTCTTCACCGCAATTTGAGCAGATCTGCATGCCGTCTTCTTCCATCCATGTGCCGTACACAACCGGTGCTGCATCAACAGCAGGGATGGCTTCTATTGCCTCCATTGCGAGGTCGATTGCGCCACTGTGATAGCCAAGCACAGATCCTTTTTCGGTTGAAAACCGACGAATCGCGTCCAGTGCTTCTGAGCGACGGATATATTCTTCAGTCACAGCGTTTCCCATCATCGAACTCCTTCCAAGTGTGATACAGTGCCCATGCCAGTGGGTCACGGATGAACGGCAGCTTTTTCGCTTCCGCGTATTTCTTATCGAGAATGCTCATGGCCTTCTTCCACGCGCGATCTCCAACGTGCAGTTCGGCTGGGAAGTATATCCTTTCCAGTCTGTCGATGTCCCCAACGTGCAGGCGAGCAGTCCCGCGCTCGTCAAAGAGCGCGTAGACATCTTTGTCTTTGATGTAACCGGCCATTTCAAAGTTCCCCATCTGGCACACCGAACGCCTTTACGATTTTTCCCATGACATCGTAGATTTCCGGTTTGCCATCATACAAGTATCCATTGATTACATCGCAGTCGGACAGATCATTGAGGTTCCAGTTGTTCTTTATCGCATAGTCAACCATCTCCTTGAGCAGTTGGTTCAAGTCCTCCATTGTAGATCTATATACGGCATACGATTCGCGCGCCGTTTCCAGCTTGCGCTCGACAGCTTTGAAAAGAACCTCATTTACAGAGCGAGACATACTGTGTTTCTCCTTCCATCAGTGGTGTGTCCTCAAATTCCATTTTTCGATTGCTGCTGGCCGTTCGTCTGTCACGGCTTTCACTGCTCCATAGTCTGAAAATTCAACTTCTAGCTTGTAATTTTTCTTCGCAAGCATGATGTTGCACTTTTTGCAACAGATTCCGAACTGCCATCTAAACAGATCTTCAGTCTTACTGGATGCTGTGATGAGGAATTTTGCTTCACCTCCGCAAAACGGGCACGGTTTCAGTTCAGCCATCCTTCTTGCCCTCCATTTCCTGCAAAGCTTTCTCGGCTTCCTCGCGCGACAGAAATACGGTTTTTCCGAATTTTTGCATCGGGATGTCGCACTCTGTTGTGCGAATCATGTGTATATGTCCATCGTCATCGCCCCCGCGCACTGCGGATGTATGCCCGCAGAAGAATGTCCGAACTTTTGCGCTATACAATTTTCTCACAGCGCCTACAATCCACACTGTATCTCCCACCTTGCACGGCAGCACCACCACGCGCCCGTCCTTGTCGGCCTCGGCAAGCTCGCGGAGGCGGTCAATCGGCAAACCGTCGAATTCCGTGATCTCCGAAATTGCCTTGCCCATCATGGACAGTTTGAGTGCCTCTACGCTTTCCGGGTACAGTCCCGTGTCTTCGTAGGCCGCAAGTCGATCAACAAAATCCGCCTGGTACTGCACTCCGCTGAAATTTACCCGCCAGTATCCGTCTTTGAAATAAGTCAGTCGTTTCATAGCTCTTCCTCCACATACCGCCAGCTCTGCGGCGGGCGGGTGATTGGCACCGGTTCTGCTCCGAATTTTGTCTCCCGCAGACCGGTAAACTCCCACAGATCGCGCGGGTGATCGTAAACGCGCAAATCTGAGATGTGCCAGCCGTATAACCCATGCGCACCATTTGCGTATTTTCGCATTTCCGCAGCAGACAAACATGTGTGTAAAACATCATCCTCGTCCAGCCAAAATCTGCTGTTTGAAAAAAGGTTCGTTACCCTGTTGCAGGTAAATTCCCCGATAACCTTTTGCCGCTTATCCCATAAGCCAGTGGTCGGCGCTTTTTCCGTCTTTATGAAAACCGGCTTGCCGTGATACGTCTCTCCATAATTCTCATCGCCGTCGGCGTTTTTTCTGTCACGGAAATCCACCGCTTCTTCTCCCGCAGCGCGTCCCTCTCGGCTTCTGCCTCCGCCTGCTTTCTCTGTGCGAGGGCAATCACCATGTCCTTCCACTCGATTTCCTTGCGAAGCGATTCAATCGCGCTCGCTTGCCCATCCGGGAGCACCACATTCTTGGCGGTCAGGCGCTCGATCACGTTAGCAGCCGCAAACTCGATGTATTCCCGCCGATCTTGGATTTCTCCGACCTTGCAGTTTTCGCACGCGTCGTCGTGTCCAAGCCCCTTCGCGCAGCACCGCAGCGCCTGCACGATCTCTTTTCCATTCATAGGGTTTCTTCCTCCATTCCTTCAAGAACCATTTGTCCCGGCAAAACGCCGTCCTCCATCCACCAGTGCATCACGTCCTCGCCCGTCTGCCAGTCGCAAGGCAAGCCTCGCTTTTGCCGTTCCGCAAGCATCCTGTCAAACGCCCGGACATATGCGGCCTTAATCTTTGGATAGCGTGCAAACTGCACCTTCCGGTGCTTGCCTGCCATCGGGCAGCCGATACAACCCACGCGTTCAAAACCGCAGGCGTAAAGCGGATTCATCGAGATCTTTTCTGCCGTGCAGTAATCCCAGATGTCAGCATCCTGCCAGTCGATGATTGGGTTGATCGTCTGCGTCCCCTTGAGCTGGCAGTTTTCTATCAACATGCGGCTTTCGTCATTGTCGTTCATCAGCGTCAGCCGCTTGGATTTGTCCCTGTGCAGGGCCTCCATGACGCCGCGGGACTTGCGCTTTTGCGATTCGGCCCAGCGAACGCCGGTCGAGATCCACCGCCCACGCCCGCTGGTCTCTTTTAGCGCCGCGCAGCAGTACCGCACCAGCCGTGTCGGCGGCATCAGCTTACGCGGGATCAGATTCCACATCGTCACGTTCCCGCCGTCCGGCGTCCGGTGCGTATCGATGGTGCATTTTACGCCTGCCAGCTCCAAGCGGCGGAAGGTATCCCGCACATGCCAGACGGTCTCCGGCGCGTCCGCCGTGGTCAGCGAGTGCAAAACCTCATACTGGATACCGGCTTTTCCCGCCAGATGCAAAAGCACGTCCGAGTCCTTGCCGCCCGAGTAGGTAATCACAAGCGGCTGCTTGTACAGGCGCAAGCTCATCTCCGAGGCCATTTTCAGCCGCTCAATCGCGGTTTGTTCTAAGTCCATTGCCGTCCTCCCTCCCCGGCGTAAGCTTGGCCAGCATGATCTGGCCGAGATCCGCAACGTACACCAGCTTGCCCCGGCTGTACACCATCAACTTGTCGCCCTGGATCTCCATTCGGTCGGCCTCGATGTTCGTCAGATCGTTGCAGCAATCGCAAACAAATCTCATGTCTTATCCTCCTTGTTTTCCGCAAGCATTCGCTCGACCGCCTCCAGCTGGAACGCATCAAGTTCGTCCTCGTGGCGCTGTATGCCATGTTGCATCCGAGCAGCACCCTTCGATACAGGCCCCATCACCCTGTCCACAGCCGCACGTTCCAGTGGATTCAGTTCGTCGTGGTGCCCCTGCACACCGTAGCCGGGCTTTGCAGCGCGGCCAAGCGCCGCAGGGCGTGTGCTGGCCTCTTTCAGCCAGTCAAACACGATCCCCTTGTAATTTGCGGCCATAGAGCGGGTTATCACGTCGATCATTGCAGCCTCGCCATATTCCTCTGCGGCTTTCGTGATCTGTGTGACAAGGCTTTGCAGGCCAACAGGCTTATACTCCTCCCGTCGTTCTCCCTTGTACGCCACCCATTTCTCAACGGATTCGCGCAGCGTGGGGGGAAGGGGGGGAAGAATACTGTCCATGTCCTTTTCCTTTGTCCTTTTCCTTTGTCCATAGCTTTTTTTGCTTTCCTCGGAAAGCATTTGCTTTTTTTGCTTTTCGTTGCTTTCATCAAAAGCATTTGCTTTTTCGGATTCAGGCCGACCGCCCTGCTTTCCTGCCTCGCTTCTTGATGCGGAGACGGCTTTCTGTGCCGCAACGGATTCGTCAATGTCCCGTCGAATCGCAGGCCAAATGAAACGTTCACTCCCGCTGAACTCTGGCTCTGCTCCCGACTCGCGATAATCCATCGCGGCCAGCACCAAGCGCCCCACCTCAGCGGCACTGTACGCCTCGAAATAGCTCCTGTAACTCAGCCACAGCTTGACGTATTCCTTTTTATCTCCCATCCGTCAGCCCTCAGAACGGAAGCTCGTTTTCATCGCCGATCTCCATCTGCGGCATATCCGGCGCAGAGAACGGAACCGGCGTTGTGCTCGGCAGCGGCTTGAACTCCGAAGAGGTCGGCGCAGCGGCAGAAGCATTCTGCCCGTCCCGCTTGCTGTCGCCGAAATAAACGCTTTCTGCGACGATCTCCGCCGTCTTGCGCTTGTTCCCGTCTTTGTCTTCCCAGTTGCGGATCTGCAAACGGCCAGACACGACGGCCATGCGGCCCTTGGAGAAATACTTGCTGACAAAATCAGCTGTATTCCGCCATGCGACAACATCAATAAAATCCGTTTCCTTCTCCGCGCCCTGCGCCGCGAAATCGCGGTCGCAGGCAAGCGTGAAGGATGCAACAGAATTTCCGCTTTGCGTCTGCCGAAGCTCCGGGTCACGGGTCAAACGGCCCATCATAACGATTTTATTCAGCATTCTTTTTCTCCTTTCCCTGCTTCTGTGCGCACGTCCAGCAGAGGCAGCGGCCAAACTTCTTGGCCGTCTGCTCCGCAATGCTCACGCCAGAATACATATGTCCGTTGATCATTTCGCCCACAATCTGCTGGCCGCAGACTGCGCAATTAAATGACATTGCAGCTGCTTGCGGCGCTGTTTTCCTCGCCTGCGCAGGCTGGCTTTTCGCTGTCCGGCCCGTTTCCTTTGCATATTCGTCCGTGTCCGCGTCCTTCGTATCGTCGATTGCAAAAAGGCCGTTCAGTGCGTACTTGCGGGCGTAAGAGCTGGCCGTACCTGTTACCTGCGGCTCGTCCATACCCTTCTTGCTTTCCGGCTCACGGGCAAAGCCATACGTCGTATACTCGCCCTCACCATCGGAAATCGTAGCTTTTGCCCTAACATAAATGCGGTTTCCGATCTCTACAATCTCGTCGGATATCGTCAGAATGCAGCTCTGCGCCTGAAGCAGAGGCTTCACAGCCTCCAAAATGCTTTCGCAGGAACGGTAGTTGTAACCGCCGAAGCTATTCTTCTTGTCCTTCGGCGCTTTTAGCTGCGCCTGAATGGCATTCAGCTTTTCTGTTAATTTCATTTGTTTTCCAAGTCCTCCTTCGGGTCATCAGTTTCGGGCGGTATCAGCTCGCCCGGAATCTCCAGCGGGCAATAATACCCGCGTTTCTGCCACGCCGGAATCAATTCCCCAGTCCGCATGCACTGCCGTCTGCTATAGGTTTGCAGCAGCGGGCAAATATCGCATTCGATATGCCCGGCTGGGAAGAAAATTGACACCCGGCATTCGCACGGTATGTATATCTCCTCGGTGCGTGTGGCCATCATTCCACCTCCACAAATTCCCCGTTCTCCAGCCGATACCAAGTATCAGGCTTGATCGTTTCGCCATCGACAATCGCTGCCTTGACAGCAATGATCGGATATGTATTTCCGTCCCACTCGCCGCGCTCGACGCAGCAGATCGCGCAGCCGAGTGCGCCCATTGCTTTGCATTCACATCCAGCCGCAAGAGCAACACCGGCTTTTCCTGTGGCGGAGGCTGCGCCCTGATCGCCTGTGGCGGAGGC